TTGTTGTCGAATGGTCAGCTTTACCGCCGGAATCCGGTTCGCCCCCGTGATCGCCGGGACCTGTCCATACGCGCTTTCCAGCGCCGTGTAGAACCGGTTTGCGTTAGAGGAAATATAAGAGGCCATATTAGCTTCTGCTCACTCCAATCTCGAAGGTGGCCTTCACCACCTGCATGAAATTTCTTCCGCCGTGTTTCACGGCTCCGAACCCCACTTGGTATTCGCCGCAATAGAACATGCCATTGCCCCAGTCGCCGCGATTCGCGTTCAGCACTTGCATAATCGCGTCCGCGTAGTTCTCCAGCCCGTCTTGCAGTCCGTCCAGGCGGTCCTGCGAATGCCGCAGCTCTATCGTCACCTGCACGCTGCCCGAGAACGTCCGGAATTTCTCCGCTAGGTTGTTGACGATCTTCTCGCAGTACACATTGATTGCCGGGTACTGCATCGTGTTGCTTTGGTCGGCAATATCCGGCGCTACGTTCTGCGCCCGTACTTGCCCTGCGTTCAGGGAATTGAGCGTCTGTCCGCCTTGTGTCGATGTGGCCAGATAGGAGTTGACGCCGCTGGCGCCCGTGATAAGCTGTATCACCTGGCTCGTAATCAGGCTGCCGATTGTACTTGTCATCAGCCCCTCAGAATCGTGCGCGGCACGGCCATCAGATAATTAGGCGATTGTCCCCAGCCTGGCGCGCTTCCCCCGGTTGCCATGGCGTTCGGCTGCAGCCACGCCTGTAAGACTCCGATCGGCGATTCGTTTTGCCGCGACAGAGCCCCCAGGTCCGTCCCCGCATAAACGTTCCAGCCCGTGGCGCATGCGGGCGGTGTACAAGGTTGCACTAGCAGCGTGCTCCCCGCGGTTGTAATCGGCGTTGCCACGGATGGTGCGCCTTCCTCTCCCTTGTTGTTAATCCACGCCATCGTCACATAGTAAGTTCCGTCGGCCAGGTTACCGGGCGTGCTCACTAATTGCGGCTCGCGCGGGCGCGGAACCGGGGACCAGGCGATCCCGATCCCCAGCAGCAGCAACTTCTCGTACGCCCAGTTGGCCCGTTCCTCGAACTGGTCGCGCTTCGCCCCGTAGCGGTCGTTCAGTTGGTTCGAGTACGCGTCCTGGTACACCTGTTGCAAAGTCCGGAATGTGTGCCACAGCTTCAGGGCGGGCGTGACCACCACGTTCTGGATCGTGGCCTGCGGCGCCAACCAGAACGCCGGCTCGGCTCTCTTTGCATTGTGAAACAACGTGGTGAGTTCCAGCCCAATCTCCTCCTGCGCCAGACCCAGTTTCTGCGTCACGTCGATCCCCTCGACGTTTGCCACGTTGGTTAGCTGTGTGTCCTGCGCCGTCAGGTCTTCCATGTCCGAGACGCGACCGTCTGTGAATAGGGCCATATCGTTTGCCTACTCCTTCGCGGTCTTGGATCCGATTTTCAGCTTGCTCAAATCGTCCGTCAGCTTTTTCAGATCGGTCGAGGACACCATCGTGACCTCTACTTTTGCCGCCGCCGCGGCTTCCTGTGCGGCTTTCGCTGCCGCTGCCTGCTGCTCCTGGAATGCCGTGGCTTGTGCAATTGTCGCCAGCGCCGCCGAGCCTTCAACCACCATCTTGGCGGCCACGTGACGCGTAACTTCCACTAGTACTCCGCTCTTGCCGCCGTCGTCGGTCGCCCGGCTCACGATCACCGTAAACTGCCCCGGAATCGTTGCTTCCATGTCGCGAATCTTCTGGTAATACGTCCGCACGTCCATTTGCATCTTCTCCTGTGTTGTTAGTTCCGCCGGCCCGTTCGCCGGCGTTCGGAGCGAGACCTGTTTACCAGCGCCTCGCCCCGCTTACGCCGCCATTCCGCCCTCTGCAGTCCTACCGGAAGCGGCGGACGTCAGGACCGGTTTACTGCCTGCGCCTACGTGTACACCTGCACGCCCGACGTGTTCCGCAAAATGCCGCAGCCGTACAGAATGTCCACGGTGAACTGCTGCGCCAGCGTGTCCGGTTGGTAGCTCATCACTACGCGCATTCCGAAGTTGCCCATCTCCGCGTACTCCGCGATAGCGCCGGTCCCCGGCAGCGGTTGCGGCAGACGCCGGATTACCAGGCCGATTGCATCTCTCCCAAACGCCAGGTTGTGGGTAGTCGTCACCGGGTTGGCGCCGCTGCTGGTGGTTGTCGGCACGAACTGGGAACGAAACACGAAGAAGTCTTTGATCTACCCAATGGTGCCTTCCACCAGTGCCTGCAATCCGGCGTCGCCCGCGGTCTGAAATTCGCTGAACCGTGGAATCTGTCGCCATACCGAATAAGTCGCCGCGTCCACCACGATGTACTTCTGTGCGCTGGGCGGAAGCTTCGACAGGAACAACGCCGTCTCCGCGGCGTCTATCACGGCTTCCGTGATTGCCGTGCTCGGCGTCCCCACCGGGTTATTCGCCGTGAAACCCGCGTACAGGTTCAACAGATCGCTTTCCACCTTCTGCGCGATCGCAGCCACCGCCGGCTGCATATAGATTCTCAGTAGGTCCGGCACCGCCAGCGCCTTGGTCACGTCCGGAATCTGGAAAGTTGCTTCCGCGTGCGTGTTCAGCACGATCTGGGCGTTCCCCAGATTCGGATTCTGCGTCTGTACCGTTCCACCCTCGAGGATGTTGTTCGCCACCATCACAGGGGGAATCGGCACGTTGATCGTGTCGCCGGCATGCGCCAGAGCCGGCTCGTAATCGCGATCCACCAGGTTCCCCATCACGAGGTTCCCTACCAGCACCGGCAATGCGTCTGCCGCCACCAGCTTCACAATCGCGTTGGCGACATTTGCTGAAGTAATTGCTGCCATCTCTTCTCCTTCTTTCTTTCTGATTGCCGGCCACTGCGACTCGCTTCCGCTCGTCTGGCCGGTATTTCCCTACAGCCCCCGAAGGGTCTGCGACGCCACGCGCACGATTTCCTCTCGTACCCGCTGCATATCCTCCGCGCTCATGCCCGGACGAATCTGTTCAATGCTCACCGAGTCCCTCCCGGCGCCCGGCGCTTTGAGGGTAGCCGTCATCCCCGTTCCGCCCGTAATGCGCGCCGGCAGAAACTCCGGATTCTCGTTGACGAAGCTGCTCAGATACTCTTTCACCGGCACCTCGCCGCTCTCGCCGCGAGCTACCAACCGCCCGTCCTCGGTGCGCACAATTCCGTCTTGCACCGCCTTAAATGCCAGGTCGATCTTAGCCACACCTAGCCGTTGCAATTCCGCCCTCACCGCCGAACTGCGCTCTGCCTCCTCCGCAGCTTTCCGGCTGCGCTGGTTTTCGGCCACCAGCTCGTTCATCCGGCGCTCCAGTTGTTCCCGGCGCTTTCGCTCTTCCACTAACTCCGCCTTGTACGCCGGCTCGCTCTTGGCTTTTTCGGTATTGGCGAACTCCTGGACTGCTTGCCGCACGATCGCTTGAATGTCGATTCCTTCCATAACTCTCCTTGCGAATCCTATTCCCCGCTTTCGATCTCCTCCGCCACTTTGTTCTTGATGCGCTGCCCGGCGTCGCTCAGGTACTTAAGGGCCAGCCTTTTGAAGACTTCTTTCTTCAACGTCTTAGACTCGATCCCCAAACTCAATAACTTCTGAGCGTCGTCCAAATCCGTGCCCAGGTCGTTTATGTCGAATTCGTCCATCCCCGAAACGTCGATCGTGATCCCGTCCTGTCGCGCCGCCGCAATGGCCCGCAGTGTCTGCTTCATCGCGTCCTTTACGGCTTCGCCGTAGGCCCTCAGCACTTCCTCCGTCGTGGCGAAGTCCAACTGCTTGCTTACCGCCGATTGGTGCGCTCCCGTGCCGGCCTCGCCCGCCTGGATCATCAGGTAGCACACCCGGTAAATCTCGTCTCGTAGATTCACCAGGTTGTCCGCTGCGATCTGGTAAACCTTGCCTTCCGGCTCCGTCCACCCGAATCGGTCGTCCTTTCCGAGTTGGATGTAGTAGGATTCGCCCACTACCTGCTTCCACTCCCGGTCCGAGTACACCACCGGCGAAGCGAACAGCCCCATCGTCAGCGCCCAGGCAAGCGCATTCGACTTATTCAAGTGTTCCAGTTGCAGCGATGCCGACTTATTCATCAGCCACAACCCCTCCGATATCTTCATCTCGAATACCGGCACGCGCCCCAACGATGCCAACCCGTGCCGTCCCTCGTCGATCCGTTGAATCGGGCTCGATTCCCCCGCCTTCCGGTAGATCTCGTAGTTCTCGCGGTCGTAATAAATCCACCGCGTCTCCTTCTCCCACTTCGCGTCCGTCACCTTCGACTGCTGCAGGCAGGAAGTGCGCAGCACGATCCATTCCAGCCCCCCCAGCCGGTCGTGGCTCCAGTTGATGACTTCCTGGGCGCCGTAGTCCATCAGGTAGGCTCGCGACCGCCCGCATGCATCCTCCTCCGCACGCGTTCGCGCTTCCCCGCTGACCTTCGGAAAGTCCACTACGATGTAGCTGCTTCCGCACACCAGCGCCTGCACGAACCTTTGCCGGAAGAATTCCATCAGGCTCGTGCCCTTGAGGTCGCAGTCGCCGCACAGCACGCTGTAAAAATCCTTTGCCCCTGGGTCGCTGCCGTCGATCGCGAGCGACGGTCCGCACCGCATCAATGTCGCCGCATACCAGTCGATGATCGATCCGATGTAGTTTTCGTAGAACACCCGCCCCAGCCGTTCCAGGTAGATCTCACCCGGTTCCTTGTGCCGCCGTGACAGGTATAGGGAGGCGTTCGTGCGCAACTGCTCGCCGCCTGCGTAGAGATCTTCGTACTGCTTCCAAATCGCCTTGCGCGCGACGTATTCGGGATGTTCCCGGTTGATGGTTTCCATGGCTATATCATTCTCTGCGAACGTTCCCCGACCGGCGGCAACCTGCGGCATTCCTCCCAGATCAGATAGCCGAGAGCATCCGATACGTGCGTCCTCAGCCTGTCCCGGCCCTTGAAACAGACCTGTTCGAAATCCTGAATCAGTTCTTTGCATTTCCCATCGGCCAGCAGCCCGATGTCGCCCGCGGCGGAACGCAGCTTCGCGTTGGTCAGGTTAATTCGGTCCCGAACGCTGGGGTTTGCTTTTGGAACTTTGTACGTCATCTTTAACGATGAGTAGACCGCGAAGTATTCCTTGACCATCTCGTAGTCCGACATACCCCCGGTCTGTTGGGCCTTCCCTGATGCGTCCCCAAATACCGTTACGCCCGGTTCGTGCTTCGGATACCGTTCCAGAAATGCCTCGCATGCCTGCCGTGTCGTCGCGTGGCGGATCACGATCTCGTCCAGAACCATGACTCGGCCGCTCGAGATTTGCGCGATCACCGAGCTCATCGGGTCTACGTTGAAGTCCAATGCCCATAGCAGCGGCCTCCGCGGGTCGAGGCTCAACTCGGTCACGTGCGTCCTCTGTTCAAACGAACTGTATACCCGGCTGCCCTCCAGGTTCAGATACGACCCGAGTACTTCCTGCGCGTAAAACTTCTCGTCGTAACTCTCTCTCAACCGCGTGTAAAACTCCGGGTCCCGCTCCAGCAGGTGCCGGTTCTCGCTGGGCTTGGCATAGATCGTCCGATAAGTTTCCGTCGGCTTCGCCACGAACTTGCGATAGACCCAGTCGTATCCCTTGGGCGTCCACGCCGCAAAACCGCACAGCCGTTGCGCCTTCGGGTCCCGTAGCCGCCCTTCCAGCCGCAGCCACGCCTCTTCCTGCGTGTACGTCAGTTCGTCCAACCCGAACCACGCCAGGTTTGTGCCGCGCAGCCTCTCAAAGTCGTCTACCGGCCGAAACAGGATCCGCGAACCCGTGTCGCTCATCACCAGCGCGTTCTCAGCTTTGTTGAAATCGTACGGAAGTTTGTTGGCGCCCAGGATCTCGAACAACGTGGCCTGCGTAGCGTCCCGCAACATCGGGTAAGTCGGAGCGCCAAGTAGTCCCGTGCGCCCCGGATTTAAATAAGTCAGCCGAATCGTCTCCTGGCACAGCGCCTGGCTCTTGCCGCTGCCGATCGGTCCCGAATACCCTTTGTATCTTGCCGTGCAATCGTGAAAAGCTCTTTGTGAGTCCAGCGGATCGTAAATTATTTCGCGGATTCTAACGTCGCGTTCGGATCCACCCATGTAACTTTGATCTCCTTGGGATCGTCTTCCTGTCCCATCTCCCGCTTGAGTTGCAGCAATTTCACGTATTCCGATACCGTCGGCTCGTACTTCATTTCTTGGATCTTCGTTTCGAATCGCTCGATCGTCCGCTCCAGCAGTTCGTGCACCCGCACCTTCTCGCTTACCCGTTCCCAATGCTCACATTCCCTGCAGGTCTTGGGAGCCTTCTCTATTGACCGTCCCTTTCGTGTCATCCGTGCTCCTCAAAATGAAAACGGGCCCGCATTTCTGCGGACCCGCTCAACCTTCTCTCTGGTTCGAGACTAACATTCGCCGCTGCCGGCAGCCGCCTCGCCGCTTTCCTAACTAATTGAAAATAAGCTGAATATATTTGCTATTGATTTGTGAATGGGATTTTGCCCCCGCCACGCGTGGCCGCCATTGGCCTTTTCCCGGCCGGCTTTGCGCGATTCCGTCCACAGTTCCGCCGCGAACATCCCCCGCATTCGCGCGAAACACCCGGCGCCTCTGTCCACACCCCCGCCCAGCGGCGTAAGCCGCGTAATCCCAATCAGTTGCGCCCCCGGTCCTCTGATTGTGCGCGATTTGATCGCATATGTCACACAGTGGCACAGGCCGCTCTCTCTACCGTGTGTCGCCAATTCACACACGAATTTGTCCGAATTTCCTATCAACCATTCCGCGAATTATGGCGTCTAACCTGCCAGTACATCTATGTGCCGAAGCTTGTCTCTGCTCGCAACCGCAATCCTGCTGCCGCTCCTGACCTCCTGCGGCCGTCCCGCCAGCCCGGTTCAGGCCGCCGCTCCCACTTCCCCAAGTCAACTGCCCGGCCAGAAACGCGAAGTCCGCGTCACCGGTGTCGTTCAGGCCGTCCACTCCTCCAAGGTGCTCGTGCCCCAGATTGCCGGAAATTACAGCCGCATGACCCTCACCCACATCATCGCCAACGGGACTCAAGTCCAGCCCGGCGACCCCATCGCCAGCTTCGACGCCACCGCCCAAATGGACGCCGCCCGCGACGCGCAGGCCAAATTCGACGACCTCGGCCATCAGGCCGACCAGAAACGCGTCCAGAATCGCGCCGACCGCGAAAACCGCGCCACCGACCTGCAGCAGGCCGAGGCCGACCTCGCCAAGGCTGAAATTGAGCTCCGCAAAGGACCCGTGCTCGGAGAAATCGAGAAGCTCGAAGACCAGGAAAAGGCCCGCATTGCCCGTCTCCACGGGGAAAGCCTCAAAAAATCTGACGCTTTCCACGATCAGGCCGATGACGCCGCCCTTCGCTACATGGAACTGCAGCGCGATCGCCAGAAGGTCGACA